CAACAAATTTTGTGCAAAGTCTTGTAAATATAGGTACGGACACAGGGGGTATTTTTGCAACAGGATACATGGCAGATGTTCGTATCGTAAAAGGGTCTGGATTTACAACATCAACAGTCCCAATAGCGCCGCTAACAGCAATCTCAGGAACCTCACTACTAACCTGTCAATCTAACCGTTTCCGTGATGCCAGCGGTAATGGTTTTACGATTACCACTTCAGGCTCACCCCAAGTAACCCCCTTCTCCCCCTTCGCCCCTACACAGTCCTACTCAGCATCAGCAGTGGGTGGTAGCGGGTACTTTGATGGGACGGGGGATTATTTGACACCGCAAACAAGCTCAGCTTTTAGTTTTGATGCTGATCTTACGATTGAGTTTTGGTTAAACGCACCTTCTTTATCGGCATCAAACAGTGTGTTTATCGTTAACGCTGGCGGAGTTTATTTGGCGCTTAACCTATCAACTACAGTGGCTCAAGCTTACTTAAACACTTCGACTGCTGCTTTTACTTCATCCGCAACCATTCCGGTAAATGCCTGGAATCATATTGCACTGGTAAGAAGCGGAAGCACTGTAACGATTTATGTTAATGGAAGTGCTTTACCAACAACAGGATCAAGCAGTGCAACTTTAGGTTCATCATCGAGTGCTTTTGTTATAGCAGGTCTTAGCGGAGGATTTACTGGGTATCTTTCAAACTTTCGTATTATTAAAGGCACTGCCGTATATACAGGAAACTTCACACCTCCAACGGGTCAACTTGCTACGTCAGGCGCAGCATCCGCAGCAGCATACCCAAGCACTACCAACGTCAACACTAGCTTTGCATCCTCTGCTTGCTCCCTCCTCCTCAACTTCACCAACGCTGGTGTTGTCGATGCCACTGCCAAGAATGTCTTGGAGACTGTTGGGAATGCTCAGATCAGCACTGGAGCTGCAAAGTTTGGTACTACAAGCATTTACTTTGACGGTACGGGTGATTGGTTGGCGGCTCCAAACTCTCCGTTACTGGATCAAATAGGAGACTTTACCCACGAAATGTGGTACTACAGGGCGGGGAATGGTGCAGCCGGTCAATTTGATCTTTGTTTTTTCAAGGATGTTACTAATTATTTGTATTTGACTGTCGATAGGAATAATTCCTATAAGGCTTGTTTAGTTAAGCATAATGTTGGATTTGTTGCTACTGGTACGACATCATTAGCTTCAACAACTTGGTACCACTTGGCAATTAGCAGGTCGGGCAGCACGGTAAGATTATTTGTCAATGGTGTGCTTGAAGCATCCGCCACTGAATCTACTAATACGTCTGGCACGGCTGTGTCTTATGTTGGAGGTGCGAGCGCCCATACGCTTAATGGTTATATATCAAATGTGCGTATCACTCGTGGTTATGCTCGTTATGTTGAAGGTACCGGAGGAAACGCAGGAAAAATGGTGTTTAACGGAACCAATACGCTAGCCCTACCAACCGCACCCTTCCCAGTTCAGTGAGGCCAACCATGCTCTACAGTAAAAACGGATCAATACCCAAGCCTCAAACAGACGGTACAGAGGGCTGGATTGAAGTGCCTGATGCACCGGACTGCCCTGAAGGTATGGAAGTTATCTGGTGGTCGCATGAGTGGGTTGTACGTCCACCAAAGCCAGCAGACAGGGCAGGTTATCAGTGGAACTGGAACCACTCTGACAAGACATGGGTGGAAGGTAAGTATGCGACAAGCAGCGTGGATGAAGTGATTGAAATCATTGCTGCTGACTCCATCGGTGCCGATTCTGTATAAACGGACATAAGACATGACACTAAAAATCTGCGTATATGCAATATCAAAAAACGAAGAGCAGTTTGTAAAAAGGTTCTGTGACTCAGCTAAAGACGCAGACCTGATCCTGATCGCTGACACAGGATCAACTGACAACACGGCCAGCCTAGCAAGAGAATGCGGGGCTACTGTCTACGATATATCTGTCAAGCCTTGGCGATTCGATATGGCGCGAGACACTGCGCTGTGCCTTATTCCTGGTGACTACGATGTCTGTGTGTCTCTAGACTTAGACGAGGTTCTTGAGCCAGGATGGCGCGAAGAAATTGAGCGCGTATGGCAACCTGACACGACTAGGCTCCGGTACAAATTCGACTGGGGCCAGAACATTCTGTTCTATTACGAGAAGATCCATCACCGAGTTGGTTACCACTGGCACCATCCGGTCCACGAATACCCAAGACCGGACCCGCGTACAACAGAGATTTACGCGCAAACCGACAAACTGTTAGTTTCCCATCACCCAGATCCGACTAAAAGCCGCGGTCAGTATTTAGATCTTCTTAGGATGGCGGTAAAAGAAGATCCGCGGTGCCCTCGAAACGCCTTTTACTTTGCTCGCGAGCTTACGTTCTATCACCTTTGGGATGAGGCTATAACCGCACTCAACACCTATCTTGACATGCCAGAGGCGACATGGCCGAATGAGCGGTGCTATGCCATGCGCTTACTAGGCAAGGCCTATGACCATAAACAGAACCCCTGGGAAGCTCTGAAGTGGTACAGGATGGCGATAGCCGAGGCTCCTGGAACGCGTGAGCCGTGGGTAGACGCGGCGATGTCCTTTTACATGAAGTCTATGTGGAAAGAATGCTTCCACGCGGCTACAATGGCTCTAGAGATCAAAGATAAGCAACTGGTTTATACATGCGACCCTGAAGTCTGGGGTGCAAAACCGCATGATCTCGCAGCGGTAGCAGCTCATCATCTGGGCTTAAAAGACGAAGCGATAAGACACGGTGTGGCGGCGGTAGATCTATCGCCAGATGACGAACGACTCGCTAGGAACCTCAAATATTATGGACTCGCAAACGCTGCTTAATATCGCCTTTGGCGTTCTCTCTGCTGCATTTGGTTGGTTCTTCCGTGTGGTTTGGGAAGCTCAGCAAGAGCTACAGCGCGACCTTAGAGATTTAGAAAAAGGTTTGCCTCATGCCTATGTTCTAAAGCCAGACTATGAAAAAGACATCGGCGACATAAAAAGTATGCTTGGTAAGATCTTTGACAAGCTAGATCACAAGCAGGACAAGTGATGGATGATAAAGCTCATGAGATTGCGCTTCTAAAAGCTCAGGCAAGAATTAAACTTGAAGAGCTAAAGGCGCAGGACTCTGCTAAAGAGGTTGCTGGCAAAGCGATTGGCGAAGATGGGCTTTTATATATTTTCTTGATTGTTCTTGTAGGTGTCGGAGCATCAGTCTTTTTAGAAGGCGAAAAAATTGCTGCTGTTATGGGTCTTCTTGGCGCTTCACTTACTGCACTTATTCAAATGCTGAATGGGATAGCAGGCACTGCCGCAAAGCAGGAAAAGCCTGAGTTTGAAGTTATCAAAGACCTTATCCATCGTTTAGACAAATTAGACCGTGTTGAGCCTATGCAAGTAGACGTTCAGGGTTCCAAAGTGACGGTTAAAAAAGGCTCGGATCAAATCACAACATCATGATGACCCTCCTTTCTTCTTTGCTTTCGTTCCTTGCTGGCGGTGTCCCGCGTTTGCTTGATATTTGGCAGGACTCCAAGGACAAGGCTCACGAACTCCAGCTTGCACAGCTCCAGATGCAGCGTGAGCTAGAGATGGCAAAAGAGGGCTTTGCGGCTCAGCAAAGGGTTGAGGAGATCCGCACAGAGCAAGTCCAGATACAAGCTCAAGCCGAGGAAATGAAAGCGCTCTATGCCCACGATATAGCCCTTGGTGAGGGTGTTTCGCAGTGGGTTAAGAACCTTCGCGCTCTTGTTAGACCAGTGATTACTTATGGCATGTTTGCGCTACTGGTCTTTGTAGATGTTGCAGGTTTTTGGTACGCGTGGACAATGAACGTACCGTTTGATCAAATGCTCAATCAGCTCTGGGATGATGAGACGCAGCAGATCTGGGCTGCAATCATTGCATTCCACTTTGGGAGCCGCGCATTTGCAAAGTAGTACCCTCAGTATGCTCAAGCATCACGAGGGCGTAAGGCTTAGACCCTACCGATGCCCTGCAAGACTTTGGACGATAGGCGTAGGGCATGTTATCGACCCATCACACATAAGGGTGAAGTTTGAAGAGAGACTCTCTTTACCGATCCCGAGCGGATGGGATCGTACGCTCACGATGGCAGAAGTCGATGAGATTCTTTACAAGGATCTGCTGGCGTTTGAGGCTGGCGTACGCCGACTATGTCCTGCTGGTCTTACTCCTAATCGCGCTGATGCACTCACCAGCTTTGGGTTTAATGTTGGATTAGGAAACTTACAGCGCTCGACTATCAGGATGCGACACAATCGAGGCGATTACGAGGGCGCGGCCGAGGCTTTTATGATGTGGACAAAAGCCGCAGGTAAAGAAATGCCTGGGTTAGTGAAAAGAAGGCGCGACGAAGCTAGACTTTATGCAAGCGGATGAGAGCGTTTTTAACCATGTCTCCAACGCTCTCACCGTGATGTTTTGCTATCTGCTCGATGAGCGGTAGCCGCCGAGTCTTAGGCTTCGATAAAAGCCAGTGAGCCCAATCCTCAACGACCAGCGGCATAACTTTTTCATAAGCTGCCGAAATTTCCTGTCGATCACTGCTCTTGACTTCCTTGATGATCGAAAGCCAGTTCTCCGAGGCTCCAGGCTCGAAATGCTTTATGTTTTTCGATGGTGTCTTCGCACTCTGTTGAGGGCGGCTTCCAGCCGTACTGTCGCCAGATTTCCTCGACGGGCTTGAATGTGCGCGGGGTTCTTTGCTCTGCAATTAACTCTCTCCAGCTCATCCTAATTTCCTTTGCATTGTGTCAACTTCCTGTAAAAAAGTCATTACGTCTTTCTCTAGGTCTTCAATGTCTTTAGGCTCCGGTTGAAACCTAACCACAAATAATTGAAGATGCTCGGGCAACCGTGGGTCAAACGATACAAAATCAACCCACTCTCTACCGGTACAGGCAAGCTGAGCAAGCATCTGGTGTTTGTGCTCGGAAGGCGGTTCGCCCTTCATCATCCAGCCTAAATGCGTGGAGGTTTTCGGACATTTGATTTCGAGTAAACCATCCGTCCAGACCAGACCATCAGGAGACGCTGCAAACGACTTAATCGTCGGATGATTGACAATAGCAACCTGCTCGACCCAGATGCCCGTTTTGATCTCATATGCGGCTCTTGCAAGCGGTTCATTTGCAGTTCCCCATTCCATATAAGCATTTGTATAAGATTCAATTGGTGAGCCTGTGAGGCGCTCTGTGATGATGTCGGCAATGTAATTAGCTCGCGCTGCGGTTCCGGTCTTGGCACGAGCATCCGATACCCTGGATGCCGTGACCTTACCGAGACGGGCGAGTTTCCATTCCTCAGTTCCCTGCTCCATCAGAACGGTACCTCTTCATCGTTATCTATTTCTGCTTTAGGTCTGCCGCTTAGCATTTGCATCTGGTCGGCAACAATCTCAGTTGTGTATTTATCGTTACCGTTTTTGTCTGTCCATTTTCGTGTTTCGATACGACCCTCAATGTAAACCTGAGAACCTTTCTTAACGTACTTATCGACAATCTCGCCTAGCTTTCCCCAGAAAACAATGCGATGCCATTCTGTTTTTTCCTGGCGGCTACCGTCTTGTTGCTTCCAGGAATGTTTGGTTGCTAGCGTCAAAGTACAAACAGCGACTCCTGCATCCGTGTATTTGATCTCTGGATCTTTTCCTGCGTTACCGATGATGATCGCTTTATTCACTGAACCCATAACTTGTGTCTTTCAAATAAAAAACCGATTGTTTTGCGGTGGGCTTCTTCCCACATCGCTTCTTTTTCCTGCTTATTCATACGGTGCCCCTGGTCTATAGCCATGTGACACCGATAACACAGGGCGGCTATCCTGTAGTCATGAGCCTTTATCCCTTTTCCTTTCCCGTCGCGTAGCTGGTTGCTGTGCGCGGCCACGACGGTTCCATCTTCTGCGCCGCACAAAACGCATTCAAACTCACGAACGGTTTCCAATAGTTTTTGATTCCTATACAAGTTTCATCTCCGCGCGATTAGAGGCTTCTTGAGACCTCCAGACCTCGATGTGAGCCTGAGCCGAAATCATCTTCCATCTTAGTGATTCCTCTTGCTCTACAGCCCTTTTAAGCTCTTTAAGAAGCTCTTGGTAGTCTTCGTGAGCGTAAGCATCACGCTCTTGAGCTGCGACCGAACCTTCCATGTCTTGCATCAACAGAGCCTTTTTTACCTTGCGAAATTCCTCAAGATAAACCCGCTCTGCCTTTGCTTTTGCAATCAGCTCGGAGTGCTTATAAATAAACTCGACTGCTTTATTCGGAGTCATATTTGTTTTTTCTTTTTAGCATTTCTTCAGCTACCAAATAAGCTTTTTTTGCTGCATCCGAATAAATTACATCTGTGTCATCATCATCACAAAAACCACCTTCGTTGTACAAATCAACGGAATTTTTGTACGTTGCTATAAGCGCTTGACCAGCAAAGTAATCGCGTAAAGTGATGCCGCTTGGCAACGTCAAGCCTTTTGTGTTTTTTTTCATTGTCCTATTCCTAATGCTGTTTTACGTTGATCTTTAACCTTGATGATCTGTTTCTGAAGGTTAGGATAATCCTTGTATTCGTTGTAATACTTCTCATACACATCTTTCAGGGTCTCTTTGCTAGCTGCCGCGATTAGCATTAGTTTTTCTGTGAACTCTGGAGTTTCTGCTTTGACTTCATGTGTGGTTGCGTCGGCATCGTTATCGCCTTCAGTTGGTATGCAGAACGCTTGGAAAGCTGCGTACTTGTAAGCTGCCGACATAGCCTTGTTAGTAGCCTTATCGCCTGAGTCCATAGCTTCACCAAACGTCTTAACCGTGTGCTTGGTTCCGTCATGCGAAGAGACAAAATCAAACTCAGCCTCGACCACGACATAAAACAGCGAAGATCCGGTTTTGCCCATGCGCTCAGACACTTCTCTACGCATAACCCGAGGCAAAATTACAAGACCGTGTTTGCTGATGATCGGAGCTAGTGCGTTGTAAACATCATCAATGCCACGAAAGTTGTAAGACTGCTGAGCATTCTTGCGGTCTTTAGAGATTCCATGCTGGCAAAGATCGGCCGATACTTTTGCGATTAAGTTGTAGACGTTCATTTTCACCTCACGAACAGAAACATTAGAACTCCGTAAAACATCCCCAATGCTATGTAGGCCAGCCATTCTATTTTCCTCATATCAGTTTCTTTCATAAAAAAAGTTTTGCTGCGGCTTGTTGCTCAGATTCCGGGAGTCGCAATATCCAGTATTTAACTAGCGCTCGGTTTTGCAAAGGTCGTTCAACTGTACTTTGCATTTCACGCTCTAGACTTTGGATGTTCAGCGTGTTAAGGTAAAACTTGTGAACATTAGATTTTGGGTCAAATTTATGCGGATCGACACCAACAAACAATTTTAAGGCTTGATCTTTCGACCATGTTTTATAGCGTCGCCATTTTGCTGTATTTACAGCTAATTCTTGTTTTAGCTGATCAGGCGTTCTAATGTTGTAAGGCTTGGGCGGCTCAATAAGTTCTGTATCCATTGCTTCTCCGTTGTTTGTTACGAAAACCAACTATAGAACAGGTATCTTTAATTTATGCACACGAGCAGACGAAAGGCAGAGACAAGCAGATGAGCGGTAAATCACCAACGCAACGGTCACTGGAAAAGCTCAGATCTGAAGGCTATCTCTGCCAGATTGTCGAGCGCTGGAACCCACACGCCAGGATCAGGCAAGACCTATTCGGCATAGGCGACATACTGGCTATAAAACCCGGTGAGACGCTCTTGGTGCAGACTACAAGCCGAGGTAATGTTGCTGCCAGGGTAACCAAGATACAAGAGTCAGAGCATCTGTCTGCGATCTTGGCCGCAGGGTGGAAGATCACCGTTCACGGATGGGGAAAGCTAAAAGCAGGATGGACTTGCAAGATTGTGGATTTCTGAATACGATTGTTGAGTAGTACGCAAAGGCTAGGGTAGCTCCCGAAAAGCGGTCTCATCACCCGCCTGCCCTTTGCACCATCAGTGATGACAACCTTTGATGAGAGGTGATTATGGCGAAGTCTTATCGCAGCCAATATCTCGATCCGAGATGGCAAAAAAAACGTCTTGAAGTTTTCCAGGCTAATGATTTTTTATGCAGCGTCTGTAAGAGCGGTGAGAAAACATTGCACGTTCATCACAAGCAATACATATCTAACCGCGATGTATGGGATTACGAAAATGAGCAGCTAGCTTGCCTGTGCGAGACCTGCCATAAAGTTTTCCACGACAGCAGTGACTTATTAAACGAAATTATCTCAAGGCTTCCTGACGAGCCAGCATTTAGAAATGAAACGGCTTTTTTGATTGCTGGCTTCCAGGCCGTAAGCGTTTGTTTACCCGAAGACAATCCAAACGCAAAACTTGTATACGAGCTAGGTAAAAGCGCAAGACAATTCTTTTATGCGGCTTGGAATTTTTATCTGAATAAAGAAGAAGGGAAAGCTAAATGAAAAGGCCTTCCTTTCAGTTTTATCCCGCAGATTGGCTTCGAGATACAGGCCTTAGATCTTGTTCTACCGGAGCCCGAGGGCTTTGGATTGACATGATCTGCTTTATGCACGAAGGTAATCCTTATGGTCACCTTAAGGTTGGGGATAAGGTTATCCTTCCAGAAAACCTTTCCCGTATGGTTGGTGAGACGCTAGAGGTTGTAAACGTTTGGCTTAATGAATTGAAGGTTGCTGGCGTTTACGACGTTGCGGAAGATGGTTCTATATGTTCACGCCGCATGGTAAGGGACGAAAATCTTAGAGAAATCAGGGCTTTAGGCGGAAAGAAGGGTGGTAATCCAGCTCTTGTTTCTAAGGGCAAGGTTAACCTTGAGGATAACCATGAGGTTATAAAAGAGGTTAAACAAAAACCAACCCCTTCATCTTCTTCTTCATCTTCTTCTTCTAATAAGATTAAAAACATT